CAAAGATGTCTCCTGTTTGCAAGACATTAGATTCTTCTGCTGTAAGCCAAACTGTAAATTCTCCAACTAGGTCATCTTCATCTGCTCTTGGAGTTAAAGCCATAACTGTTGTGGCATCATCTGTAATGATTCCAGGGGTTGAATTAGGTCTCTTAATCTTCATTGAGATATCCCATTCTGATCCCTCGCCTTTTAATACAAGTGGATATTTAGCATCGTCTGTTACATAAACTTTAAAGCCAGAAGTATCTCCACGAACTACAGTCCAAATAACTGTAGGAGGCGGATTGCCTACATTGTATAGTGATTGAGATCCTCTTAAAGTTGCCATAGTTTTATTATATCACGACAAACCGTCCTTGAGTGCACCCCAAGTACCGTTTCCTTTTGTTTGAACTATAATCATTCCTCCAAGTGATTTAATTGCTTGGACTGCAACTACTCCAACATATCTTGCTGGTCCAGTTGATGGGCGACCACTTACTAAGGCTCCATTTTCATCTACATAAATTTTTGTTCCAGAAACTCCTAGACCAGTTGTATTCATTTGTATAATTCCAGATACTACAGCAACTCCATTTGTAGAAGGCAGTGTGTCCGATTGCATTAATCCAAGAATTGGAACATCTGAATTGTGAGTAGGGCTTGATGGGTTGTATAATTCTACAGTTGGGATTGCTTTTCCTTCATAAGTAGTTACCCCCGAAATAAATATTGGTTTTCCTGCTAAAATAGAAATAGATGAACTTGCATTTCTTACAGGAGATGATACGCTTGTCATTCCAAGAGGTGGCAAAATGTTGTTTAAAGCATCTACCAAAACCTTAAAATCTCCGTGTACATTAACTGGATCAGAGGCAATAGGGTATTTCATAGTAGGATAGTTAGATGATGACTGAGGCATAATCTTTATTATACCACCCTCTAAAGTTGACTTTTGATAAATTTTTGTGTTATACTAGGTAGTAACACCTACCAGGGTGTTATTGTTTTCTAAGGAGGAAACTATGATTAAATTTATCGAAAGAAACAAAGAGATCATTAGCACACTCAGTATCGTAGCACTAGTAACGGTTTTGTCAAACTCTGCTAATGCTATCTCAGATCTTGATACTAAAAACAATCTTAGCCTGGAACAGGCTCAGACATCGGAAACCACCTCGAAAGAGGTTTTTTTGGTTTCTAAAGCAAAAAAACTAGAGAGTTTTGAGAACAAGGTTTCTCTGACTGATTTAGAACTAAAGGAACTGCTTTCGCTAGTAGGCTTCAAGGGTAAAGAACTTGTTGTTGCTTGGGCAGTAGCCAAAAAGGAGTCTAATGGGCGACCATTGGCTTTTAATGGCAATCACAAGACTGGTGACTCGTCTTATGGTATGTTCCAAATTAATATGATTGATACCCTTGGTCCTGATCGTAGGACTAAGTTTGATATTGACTCTAACGCTGAACTCTTCAATCCCGTCAAAAATGCAGAGATTGTATACTACATGACAAGTGGTGGAGATGATTGGTCTTCTTGGAAAGGCATTACGCCTAAGACTAGGGAATGGATGAAAAAATTTCCTAAATAATATGCTCTACCCATGTTCTTGGAGTTTTGTCTGTTATGAACTCCAAGGGCAGGTGGTAGTCAAACTTTTTAGTCCCTTGAGATTTAATCCAATTACAAAGATCTTCTAAACCAGAGTCTAGAGACTTTTTTGTTTTATAACCCAAAACCTCTCTTGCCAAAGTTGCAGAGCAGTTTGCATTTAAAACTTCTTGCGGTCTTCCTGGCATATAAACAGGGTTTAAATCAAAATTAAGAATTGTGGCAATCTTTTTAGCAAGATCATTTATTGTAATAAATTCTTCATCTGGACCTATATTAATAACCATCCCATTTGCTATATCTGTTTCACAAGCAACCATCAATGGATCAATGACATCTTGCATAAAAGAAAAACACCTCATTTGAAAACCATCTCCATAAATTATTGGCTGTTTTCCTTGTAGCATTCTATTGATCATAATTGAGGCAACATTTCTAAATGGGTCGTTATATTTTTGCCTTGGTCCAATAATATTATGAGGCACCAAAATTACATATTGCATTCCATGTGTTTCACATATATTTTTAATTAATAGTTCTGATGCGTATTTTGCAATACCATAAGGGTCTTGTGGTTTTGGAGTCATATCTTCTGTAAATGGAACGACTTCTTGTGTTCCATATCTTGCCATTGAAGACATGTGCACAAACTTCTTTACTCCTGCTTTTATGGAAGCACTTAAAGCGACTGTTGTTATGTGAGATGTATTTCTAGTAACTAGTGCTGGACTAAAAACAGAAAGACCTTCGTAGGCTGTACAGGCTGTGTGAACAACTAAGTCAATGCCTTTAAAATGTTCTACAACTGCATCAAAGTCGCCAAGGTCTTTTGCATAAAATTCAACGGCATTTGGAACATTCTCGTAATATCCACCTATAAGGTTATCTATACCTACTACGCTATGTCCACGTTTAATAAATTCATCTGCTAAATGACTGCCCATAAATCCAGCAACTCCAGTAACTAAAACTCTCATTGATATTCCTTTGGAAGAAACCTATTAGTATTACCACTGTAGTAGTGGTGTAAAATAAGATTGCTTATATCTTTGCTTTCTGGCTCAATATGAAGCATCACTTCATTTTCATCAAAATGCTTTACAGGATTATTTTGATTTTGAAAGTAGTCCCAAACAGAGTATTGAGTTGATACCCAACAAAGGTCTCTGTACTCTTGATTTGTAAGTTTTTCTTTGTGCCTAGATAATATATGGTTTACATAAAATTTCATGTGATGTAATATATCACGATTAGAACATTTCCTGCTAAGTAAAAATTGACCATCATTCATTCCTGGCCAAACTTCTACCTTTGTCATTAAATCATTGCTATTGTCTGGTTTTGCCCATAGGTGATTTGTTGAACCATACTTATTAAATAAAATATTTGGATCTGAGTGAAACACTGTATCTGTATCTAAATATATAATGTTGTCTAAATTATAAGATTCTATTGACTGTATTGCATTTTCCCAACGATGTTTTAAGAATTCAAGGTACCCTAAATCAACCCAATCTTTTGGCCAGCCTCCGTCATCTAGCACATCAAACTTAATTATGTGAACATTATTGTCAAATTCTAAATCAGATGTTTCTGCTATTGATGGAGAGATATATACATATACTGGAATATCTTTATTAAATTTTCTTAAAGTATCTATTGAATATCTTAACTGTTTATAGCAGTGTAATTGCTTTATACTGCCTGACCTTATATGAAAAGAATAAACAATAGCATTTTTCATTTTGCCTCAAACATAAAAGATATTGCTGCTCTTGGAGACAAAGACTTTACTTCATGCATTACAGATTTTGGAACATAAATAATGTCTCCTGGATTTAAGCAATGACTTTCAAAACCATTTTCGTCATGTATGTTCCACACAACAGATCCAACAAACTGGCAATAAATAACATCTATTGGATCACTATGATTTCCAGTAGTTGGCTCTTTATCTGTAAGACTAATAGCACCAAAGTATCCTGTACACTTCCCAGGCTTTGCTATTTTATCGTGTAACTCTTCTAACTTAACGACTTTATCCTGTATTCCTGGAAAATTTACCTCATCAATATTTTCTAGAGTCATCGTTAACTTTTGCCAAAAGTTTATTTTTCCAACTACTTCTTTAGAGGCCTCTATCTTATTATTTAAACCATTAGCATCGTATGCGTCACTAATAGAATTAATGAAGTTAGTCCAAGAATAGTCTTCATTAAAAAACTTTTTTAAAACAACAACATTCCCTTTATTTATTTCCATATTGAAGTTTCCACTGTTCTTCTGACATCTGGTTTCTTATTACTTGAAGATACTCTACGCCTTTTGTAAACCACCAATGGTCTGGTTCTGCAAAATGAAAGAAAATCATAGCAACATGATTAGTTTCTGGATTAGGAAATTCTTCACGCCAATGCATCTGATCATTACCATAGTAAGCAAGAGCCTGATTTTGATAAAGAGTGTATGCCTTATCCTCAACAAATAGATCCCATGGTTCTTTTTGATAAACGCACATATCAAGAGTGTATGTGCATGCATTGTCATCCTTGTGTTTATAAAGACTTGGAGCAGGATTTTGACCCTCATAATGTGCAAATAAAGTATATGTTGGAAGAAGTGTTTCACTGTTAAATATCTGTCTTGCAGTTTCTGTTAGTTTGTCTGCTAACTCTCCTAAAATTGGAAGGCCACCGTCTCCAACACAATACCTGCTAAATCCAGGATCAAAACCAAAACTTTTTGGGTTATCTAAAGAATTACGTAGTCTTGTATAATCTTCAGCGTTTAATAAACTATTTATTAATACTGGCTCTTTCATTTTAACCAACTTACAACTGCATATCTTTCTCCTTCAATTACTGGAGATACTGAGTGATTATAAACATATGTTGAAGGAAATAAAATCATTTGATTAGCCTTTGGTTTAAATGTAATTCCAAATCTTGGAAAATTAATTTCTCCTCCAACGTAGTTATCATTTAAGTAATATATTGTAGATATTCTTCTATGAAAATCTTGATGATCGTCTATATGATTAGTAAAAAATTGACCTTCTCCATATTTTAAAATTCCATATTGATCATGCCATACTGTTGCAATTCCATATGAAGCCTTATAGTCTTTTTCTATTGGATCAAAATTTTCAAAAAATAAATTGTTTAAATTTACTGTAAACTCTTCAGAAAGTGTTGTAAGAGGTGATTCTTGTATCATGCCACTGTAAGGAATGCCGATTATAGATGTGTTTCTTGTTAAATTGTTTACTGTATTTTCGTCATTTCCTTCTCTTACCATCGCACCTTGCCACTCTATTTTTGCAGAAGCCATACCCTCTTCAATGTCAGAATATAAGTTATCGCTGTTTTCTATAACATTACTATATACAACTATACCTGGAGCGATTTCTTCTTTTTGCATTACCATTTACCTAAAGGACATACTGCAGCCTCAAGTTTAGTTTTTGCAGTCATAAAACATCCACATTTTTTACACTGACTAGTTAGTTTTATTAGTTCTGGGCAAGCCTTGCATATTGCCATTCTAGAAGATGATAACTCTTCTGTAGATTTTTTAGTTTTTGGATTTAATAAATCTAGTGGAGTTACACCATTTTTTTCTTTATATTCTTGCCATCTTGATTTTGACATCCATACCCCTTAATTGTTATATTACTATTATACCTGATTGTTCTCAGAATATCTAGGGTGTGTTGGTTGCCAAGGTATAAGTGTAGACATGTCTCTGTCTGTTATTATAAACTTTTCACCGTCAAATATTGCATTTGGTGAAACAACATATCTTCCGTATGGATAATCTTCCAAGTCAAGAACTGTTGGGTTACTTAAAAGGATGCTTCCAAAATATTCGCTTGTCTGTAGTTCATTAACCATTAATTCATCTTTAATAAATCTAACAGTTATTCCATCGTGATTTGGGTAACTTTGAGAAACATCTAATATTGTATCGCTAAATAAAAACATATTTTTGTATATTTCCCATGTAGGTATATCATATACACATTGACCGTCAATTACCCAGACTAATGGTACTCCATTTATACCGTCATTTCCTCTAACATATTGTATATCTTTATCTGTTAACAATTGGCACCTCCTTGGTAGCATCTATTAAATGGTGGGTTTGCACATGGGCTTGCTGTACCACATCCTCCAGCGTCGCACCCTGTAGAAGCACAACATCCAACCGCAACGTCACCCGATGTACATATGCTTCCATACGAAGTTGCTGTTGGTGTAGGGGTTACTGGAGTAGGTGTAACTGGTGTAGGGGTTACTGGAGTAGGTGTAACTGGTGTAGGGGTTACTGGAGTAGGTGCTACAGGTATAGGCGCTACAGGAGTTGGTGCTACTGGGGTTGGAGCAACAGGTGTTGGTGCTGCTGGTGTAGGTGGAACTGGTGTAGGTGCTACGGGTGTTGGTGCTACAGGGGTAGGTGCTACAGGTGTAGGTGTTGGATTACATGTTGGACATTGTGAAATATTATAGTCATTACATCCTATTGCTGTTCTACAAACCTGATAAGTATATCCACATGCATCGTTACATGACATTGTTTCGATTGCTGGATGGCTACCGTAGCCAACGCAGGCTGTACAATCAACTGCTACTGGTGTAGGTGCTACTGGAGTTGGTGCTACTGGTGTAGGTGCTACTGGAGTTGGTGCTACTGGAGTTGGTGCTACAGGTGTAGGTGCTACAGGTGTAGGCGCTACAGGTGTTGGTGCTACAGGAGTAGGGGCAACTGGTGTAGGTGCTACAGGTGTAGGCGCTACAGGTGTAGGAGTTGTACATGTTGGTGCTGATGGGAATGTTGTTCCAAATGTACATGTGTAATTTGTTACAGTTCCAAAGTTAGCATTTACTTCTGCTCTATTTGCTGCACAAGATTGACTGTTTTCCCATTGTTGTGGTGCTCCATCACCACAAAATGAAGAACGATATCTAGAAACTGATGCTACTGGAGTTGGTGCTACTGGTGTAGGTGCTACTGGAGTTGGTGCTACTGGAGTTGGTGCTACAGGTGTAGGTGCTACAGGTGTTGGTGCTACTGGTGTTGGTGCTACTGGAGTTGGAGTAACAGGAGTTGGAGTAACTGGGGTTGGTGTTACGGGTGTTGGAGTTGTCCAAGGTGTTTGGGAACATTCTCCGAAGTTAATTGACCAATATCCTCCACATGCTGAACATTGTGACTGATTTAGAACTGAGTAGTCTGTACAAAGACTGTTAACTGGTGTTGGAGTAACAGGTGTTGGAGTAACAGGTGTTGGTGTAACTGGTGTTACTCCGCAACTTGCTGCTGATATAGAAGGAGTGTTAGATGTTCCTACTGCACAATTCCAGCCAGATCCAATATCTCCAGTGCTAGATAAGAAGTTGTATATTGAAGAACATGTTTCACCTGCTGCAAACAATGGCCCAACTACTGTTCCAGGGTCGTATCCTGCACTTACGCTACCACAGTATGTATACCAAACACCACTTTGTACTGCTGTTGGTGTAGGTGTTACAGGTGTTGGGGTAACAGGGGTAGGTGTTACAGGTGTTGGGGTAACAGGGGTAGGAGTTACAGGTGTTGGGGTAACAGGGGTAGGAGTTACGCCACAATTTGCTGCTGATATAGAAGGAGTGTTAGATGTTCCTACTGCACAATTCCAGCCAGATCCAATATCTCCAGTGCTAGATAAGAAGTTGTATATTGAAGAACATGTTTCACCTGCTGCAAACAATGGCCCAACTACTGTTCCAGGGTCGTATCCTGCACTTACGCTACCACAGTATGTATACCAAACACCACTTTGTACTGCTGTTGGTGTAGGTGTTACAGGTGTTGGAGTAACAGGGGTTGGAGTAACAGGTGTAGGTGTTACAGGTGTTGGAGTAACAGGTGTTGGAGTAACAGGGGTTGGAGTAACAGGTGTAGGTGTTACAGGTGTTGGAGTAACAGGTGTTGGAGTAACAGGGGTAGGTGTTACAGGTGTTGGAGTAACAGGGGTAGGTGTTACAGGTGTAGGGGCTACAGGTGTAGGTGCAACTGGTGTTGGTGTTGGTGCTACAGGGGTGGGAGCAACAGGAGTTGGTGTTGGTGTTGCAACACCTTCATATATGTCTCCATACAAAATCCAACTATTTGTTGCAACTTTTACAAGAGTTCCTTTGCTATATCTTCCATCTAAAAATAATTGTGAGTTTTTACTATTAATTGTTACTCCAGATGCTGGAACAAAAGTTGTTCTTGCTGAACCAAATTCAATAAAGTGATATTGGTATCCAATTGGAATTGCCACTGAAGAATTTAGCGGGACAGTCAAATTCATTGGTGAAGATGTTGATAAAAGAATTGTCTTGCTAACGTCAGATAATTCTAGTGTAAAACTAGTATTTTTTTCAACAACAATTGATGCGTTTGAAAACTGTACTTCTAAATCAAATTGGTCTGTTCCTGAATTCCAGTCAATTCCAACTCCAGCAAGTGTAGATTGCTCTACTGTCGAGTTGTCTATTTCGGAATCAACATATGCTTTTGTTGCAAGAAGGGCTGTATTTGCTATGCCATGAACATTTGTTGTGGCTGCGTTATGGGCTGTAATGGCTGCAGTTCTATTTACTATTTCTGCTGCATCTGCTTCTACAAGATTTTGAAGGTGTTTTGCTATAGAGGGGGATACAAGGTTTGATGTTGTTGTATTTGCACCATCATAGGTATATGATCCATAATGATATAGTCTGAGCGCTGCCTGAATATCTGCTGCATCTCCAAGACCTGGGATTTTAGTGTTGAAGAGTCCACTGCCGTTAACGGTATTGTCAATATTCTCTGCTGCCACTATAGATCACCCTTTTTCATTATACCACCGTAATAAATAGGTGGACAAGTTTAGGCCCAGTCATATCTGACCAGACTCCATCTACATATTCTACTCCCTTTATTTCAAGTGGTAGTGCTAAGAATCCTTGTGTTGTTATTAAGTCTTTTACTATAAGGTTTGTTGCTAGTGGTCCAGATGCTTCTGAAGAAGATATTGAATATTGTATGCTAAACCTAGAAGAACTTACAGTACCTTCAGATAAAGCATAAATATCGGTAACATTGATTGGTGGAATTGTTATCTTTCCATTTACTGGACTAAAAGGACCTTTTACATCTGAGTAAAAATCTGTTTTTAAACTAACAAGAGGAGTCCACTGTGGAGTGCCTGATGGAGTGGAAATATATTGAAACACTGTTCTGTATGTATCTGAACTTGGACTATAATCAACAGCAAGATCTAATGCTTGAACATCTTGAGCAATTGAATTTGCTACACTAGCGTTTCTTGGATCTCCCTGAACACCAATAATAATACTTCCACGATCACCTGTTGGTCCAAAATCTAAATCAAGGTTTATTGTTTCTGGTCCACCAAAAACGGTAAGGTCATCATTTGATAATAATATGTCTGCCACTATTAAGCACCTGTTGCAGGGAATACTGCAGTTACTGCGCCTGAGTTAACGGGGTTTGTAACAACAGTTGCACCTTCTACTATAAAAGTGTTAGCGGGAGTTCCAATTATTCTGTATGGAGATTTTGCAGTTATTGTAATTTTTGCAAGATATACGGTTGAAGCAACAAAATTTCCAACCAGAGGAGTTGTTCCATTAGATTCAAACCAAGAGACTGTTCCTGAATGCTCTGCTGTTTCGAATACTGTTGAAACTGGTGTTGCTCCCTTAACTGGTCTTGTTACTCCTTTAATATTATAATTTGACAAAGCACCCTGAGTATTTTCTTTAGCCCCAGTAACTTGATCGGTTACAGTTATTTTGCCTGTCATCAAAGTGTATACTTTTTCATAAAATGGGTTTTCGTAATTTCCTTCTGCTGCTCTTACTTCAACATCGTAAACATACTCTGTTCCAGCAGTTAAAACAAATGAATCTTGAGGTCTAATAGCACATTGAACAAATGTTCCATCATCTGATATTTTAGCAAAACACCTAATTGAGTTTACAGCACCTGCTCCACGAATCTCTGCAATTGTAAACTGAGCACTATCGTACGGGGCAGAAGTATCTAAAGCATAATCTGGATTATTTGCAAAATTTGTTGGCTGGGTAAAAGCACCTAAAAGATGAGTAGTTCCGTCGTTCTTTTTTGGGTATATGCGAAATTCAAAGGTATCACCCTTATAGTAATTAAAGTCATAGGTTGCTGGAAATGCCATGGTTTTATTATACCACGCTGACGTAGACAGAATTGAAGATTACGGAAGCATCAAAGTCTGTTCTTAACTGTGGTACTGCTCCATTTCCCCACATTGCTTGATTTTCAATAAATATTTTCTGGGTAACTGAAAGGTTATATGTATTTTGATATTTAAGTGATCCTACAAACTGCACAAACTCCTGATCATTGCTTGCAAAATAGGTTCTTAGCCAAACCTCTGTATTTGATGTGTATGTTGTTAGTTCAAAGTTGTATGTTACTGATACCTGGGAGCCTTCTTTTATACCGTGGAAGTTTAGGGCTCTTTGGTGGCTATTCCAAAGACTGGTGCATCCTTCTGGAAGGTATTTTTCATTTTGACTTTTATCTTTTGTGTCTAATAGAAGAGTTACCCAACCATCGTCTCCCTGAGAGATACCAAGTTTTGTTGGTTTGTCAATAGTATTTGTGTATGAGGCCCATCCTGCTTGTTGTCCAGAAGAAGATAAAGAACTTAGACCGTTTTGTCCAGTTGCTCCTTTTTCTCCCTTTTGTCCTTTTTGTCCTTCTGGTCCTGCTGGACCTGGAATTCCGTCTTTTCCATCTTTTCCTGCTGGGCCTTGTGGCCCTTGGGGTCCAGGAACTGGTAGAAATGAAAGAGTATTTTCTTGATATGGAGAAGCCTGACTTTGTTCTACTTGAGCAGCATAAGAAGATTTTTTTGCACCAGGGAAGTCCATAGATTTAGAAGCAGCCATAAGGACATTATCTCACGGTATTATTTATTTACTTTAAAGGTTTTGTTTTTAATTCTAACTATTGATGGCAACTCGGGCCTAGGAGTTGTTATTTTTACTACTGCCATTATAGGCTACCTGTAATATCGCCAATAACAGAGATAGTTCCAATCAAAGGAGTCCAGACTGTATCTGAGTCAATTGTAACTTGTAAATCAAAAGTTAATTCTGTTACTATTGTTTTGTAGCCAGTTCCCCATAATTCTGTAATAGATGCTGGTGCCATGATATCTACATATCCTGCCCCAGGTGTAATTTCCAGGGAATCAAGAGCATCAGATTGAGGATCATAAGAGGTAGCCTCATAAGTCCAATCAGAGGTATCAAAGTATGTAGTTTCGTCATCTTCTAAAAATTCAACACGAAGTGGAGAGGTGTCGCCTCTAACAATTTGCCATTTAATTCTGGCTGGATCTGCTCCAAAAACTTCTGGTCCATGCATAGTCATAATGTGATTATACCATAAAAAAGACTAATACCTTGATTGGTGGGTATAGGACAAACCAAGGTATTAGCCAGTAATAAAATTATACCATAGTAGACAAAATGGACATTGATATTTAAAGTTATCAAATTGTTATAATAGGGAATGTCCGATTTGTTACCATAAGTCTATTTTAGCCAGGTATTGAGTAGTGTATACTAAATATATATAAGAAGAAAGAACTATCTTTATAGTTTTAAAAACTATCTTTATATATAGTATATAAGCCAATTCATATTAGTGCAAAGTGTCTGATAATTGACCTTCTCTTTATTAAATACAACTTCTACATTACTGTTAAACGAAGTCTTATATTCTGAAGCATGTGAAAAATAGTCTTTGTTAAATAATACCAAATTTTTGTTTTCTTCACATATTTCTGAAAAGGTATAATTTTCTGGAAACCCAAAACCAAGGTTTTTTACCTCTTCTAATTTTATCTCTTTATATTGTAAAAATAAAGAGTCTATTATTGACTTTATAATTTTACTACCTTTAACTGCTCCAAAATTTGAACTGTTAATGCCGCTGTGCTGGAACCCTATTGGAGAGCAGATAATTTCTTCTCCTTTATAGTTCTTATTAATAGAATCTTGAATTGTTTCAACACATATAGAATCCATATCTGCATAAAATCCACCGTTATTATATATTGCTACTAATCTCCAGATATCTGATTGATGCAATTTGTCAGATTCAAGATAATATTTATGCAGGAATTCGCTATACTCTTTGACTTGATGAGATCTTTCAATGCCGTCAACATATCTATATTCCCAGCCTGGATTTAGATTTTTCCAAGTGTTTGTAATGTCTTTTTGAAATGGTAACAGATCGTTATATTTGTTTTCATGGGTTTGCCAAATTATCTTTGGTATCATTTTAATTACTTCTTGTCAAATTTAATAATATGATCAAGCAACATTTTATACATTTCGTCAAGTTTCTTTTCTTGGCGATCTCTAGATCTTTCCGAATCTATTCTTTGGTCGTCAACGGCGGTTTCTAATCTCGAAATTTGATCCTTCATCGATGACCCAGAATTCGGCCTAAGTTCGACGAGATAATGTTTAACAAGCCATTTGATTCCAAAGGAGATTGATGATACAATTGTAAGTATGGCTACAATTAGGGAAGCCCAGTCTTGGATTGTCATAACTATATTATTATAACAGGAGTATTTTAATAAAATGAAAACAGAGATACTTAACACGTTGGAGCATTCGACAAATCTTATTATATCTCCTGACATGGATGGTTTTATGACCGCAAAATTATTAGAGCGTTTTAACGGTTCGAAAATAGTAGGTTCATACGACAAAAATATTTTATGTCTCGCCGACAATATAGATCCAGAGAAATGCTTGTTCGTCGACTGTGATATGAATCGACAAGAGTTTGTATCTCTCGGCAATCATATGCGACTCTTAGAAGATAATATGTCCGTCGAGTCGTTTAATCCAAATGTGCACTTCGGCGTTTCGACATATAGCGACAAGTTTCCTTTCGCAACCGCTTTTTTGATAAGTTTCGCAACAGAGGTTCAAACCTCACCTGCAGACCTTATACGCATGGCATTTGCTGATTCAACTCTCAAGAACATGGAGAAGTATGAGCCTAACATGCGAAACTGGTCTGATAGGATGGATCATCCTGCAGTACAGTACATAATGGACAATTCGGACATTGCAAAAAGAAATGATGCACAAGCAAGGTTTGATTATGTAGATCAATCATTTACATCTAAAAGATATGGCAAGGAACGTTACATAGATACCCTTAATAACGCCCTAGAAGGGCAGGGGATGAAGTTTGAGCCACTAACCCAGGGTATAAAGTACATATGCGACAAAGTTGGCATAGAAACCGTTATAAGGTATAATAGAGATATCATCTCTTATGCAGAGATATTTACAGGGGAGTACTCTGTAACCTACAACCAAGAAAAGGAATGGGTATGACAAAAGAAGAAGCAGTAACACTTATGCTAGAAAGCATTAATGCAGACAATCTTGCATTAGGTCTCCAGGCTGGTATGGACGAGAGTGCACTAAAGTCACAAATTGAACAAAGTCAGCCAAGTCTTGGATTTATGATGTCAAACATCTACGATAAGTTACAAGCAGGTGGCGTAATTGCCTAAGTATTATTACAAACCAATTTTAGAAAAGATTCAAGAAGCATATCTGGCAAATGCCCAAAAAGAGTACGAGCCAGGGTTTGATATTGAGTCAAATGTAAGACTTGTTATTGAAGCAGATACTGAGGAGTTGGCAGATCTATCTCGTTATGGGTTTGTTGATATTCGTATGTGGGAATTAGCCAGTGAAGGTTAACCTTCTATCCCCCGATATTTATGAGATTGAAGACTTTGTAAGTATCCAAGAGCAAGAAGAGGTTTTGAACTATTGCAAAACCTTAGATGAGGCTGAATGGTGGAAATCCTATGACGAAGAATACGAAAAAGGTTTCTTTTTTGGAAAACAAAAAATAGGAGAACTTCCAGACATCTTTTATCAGATTAGCGACAAAGTAAAAACTTTGTTTGATGATGTTTTATACTTTGATCACGTTTCGCTGCAAAGACATCCAAGTGGAAACTTTATGGAAGTCCATAAGGACTATTGGAATAAAGAAATTGATTATTATATTCGTTATGGGATTGTTATATACTATAATGACGATTATTTAGGTGGAGAGATACATTATCCGTCCCTGGATTTTTCTCACAAACCAAAAGCCAGGTCTTTAGTTATGCATGGCGGAAATATACCACATGGAACCACAGAAGTTACAAGTGATGGCTATAGGTATTTTTCTACTTCGTTTGTTAGAGGAACTGTCGACAAACCAGTTATCTTAAACCAAGAGTTATTTGGTGATGTTGAGAAAACTGATGGATCTGCTTATCCTTAAGCGCTATTTCTTATAAACTGTGCGATAGCGTGTGATGCGTTATGATAACTACCGTGAAATTTATCTTCAACTTGTTTTGCAATAGCAAACCTTAATTTCTGTTCAATCTGAAATAATAAGATTGCTTGTGCTTGCTCTGGAGTTAGTTGTTGTTGATCGCTATCCATTTTTGCAACTACAATCGGTGCAACATGTTTCTGAAAATAATTTTACAGCCAGGTTAGGTTCTTGTCTACCCATGTTATCTGTTACTGGCATAGGTTTAGATTCGAATAAGAAGTCGTCATCCCAGGCATTTTCAAAATTGTCTAGGATTCCCATATTATTCCTCTGTGGCTTGTGGCTTTGATTTGTGGTTCTCAATGCATGTGCATGCTGCACAGCAGTTGTCACCAGAATATGTCTCTTCAGTCATAAAACCATTATATCACAATTCTGAATAATTTTGTAAAACCCAAATAGCCTAAAATCTGAATATTTTGTCCAGATGTATGATACATAGTATACAAGAAAAAACCACTATGAAATAGTGCGCCCATAGTGATCGTATTGCTATCTTATAGCCTAGGAGAGCGACCCTGTATCCACCCACTATGGATGCCTACTAGTGGAGCATCGATGTTGACTGCCGTACCTAATGGTAGGGTAGCACCAAACAGTTCAATGAACTCTAGTAGGTGTTCCTTAGTGTCGAATTCCATGCCCTTGGTAGAGCCTAGTGTAGTTGTTAGTGTTGCTTTTATCATTGTTTTCTCTTTTCTATAATGTTCTCTGTTGTAATTGCTTATTGTTCCCCCGTTTTTGAGGTGTGCTCTGCGTCTATCTAATTCGATTGACATAGTGTCTATGCTCCGAAGATAAAGCATAGCGCTATTGCTATACCTACGCCTATAAACGCTCCTATTGGTGCACCAAAGTCACCATTCTCATCTATCCAATCAATGACTGCTGTAAATGGATTCATTTGATTTGTCCTCTCTTGCGTAGAGTAGCCTCTAC